AGGGTCACCGGTGACCCTAGTGACTCCCCGGAAACCCGCAAGCCACAAGGGTTTCCTGGGTCTTCTATAGAAGTATATATAGAGAGAGTAATAATAGATGAAATAGAGAGGGCCGCAAGCGGCGAGGAGGTTGAAATGATCTTTGGTTCTAATGAGGATTATGTTGATCCCGATAAGGCGGTTGCTCCCCAGAAAAAAAAGAGGTCAACTGTCAATCACCTGGTTTCGCACTTTGTACACAACCGCCAGACAGTGATGGGAGGTTCCTATTCAGCCAAAGATTTGACAATCCTGCGAGCGACTCTCCGTACCCTCAAAGATTCCGGTCTCACGGATTTCACCATCACCCAAATGATCTCTAAGTTTTTCTCTGTTACCAGGTGGCGAGAATCAGAGCATGTCATACTCCTTTTCGCCAAAAAAGATATTCAGTCCAAGCTCCTGGCCGAGATTGAATCTTCCGTAGAAGTAGACGACCCAGTGCTTCAACTACTACTAAGCGATTTTGATAGGGAAGGAATTGAAGTACCATGGTCTAAACAGCATGACGCCATACTCAAAAGGGCAGTTATAATGCGTGGCACTGATATTTGTTACAGGTATCCAGAAATAATTTCTGCACTAGCTAAGAAGTACTCAGGTAACTTTAACAACGATGACTTTGTTAATACCCTTACTGCGCTAAACTCTTTAGTAAGGGTAATAACAGGTGAAGAACAGGGCGAAATCTCAGAGCTCCTTGAGAGCATTGAGGGTATCCAACTTCCAGAAGAACTACGAAACGGCACAGAGAAACTGCTTAGACCAATGGCAAGTTCACTGGTCGAAGCGGTATACAACTACCGAAGGAACTCTCATGGATCATGATCCTGAATATGTATTTAACAACGTAGAAGAAATACTTATGTTTGCTCAATGGGTATATGACAACTTTGAGAACACTGATGACTACAACATTTGGTTTGACAAATCACTTGACATTGTTATATCTCCAGATGTTTTCTGTACGCGCACTATCCCGCGTGGAACCGAATACCTTCACTCATGCGAGCGGTGCAAAGCAAAGTTTTCTACTAGGGCCGGTCTAGATATCCATACTTCGGTTTTACATAAAGATTTAAACAAAGTTACAAATGACGCAAAGTTCTGGGACATCATTACAACATCATACGAGGAAGAAGATGAAGATCAACAAGGATTCAGCACGGACGACATTCCCTACACCGACTGACTGGAAGTCTGAAAACTGGTGGCGAAACAGGTCACCTGAAGAGCGTTTGTTTCACTCAAAGATTCCGGCGCGCTTAGCACAACATGACTCCGATGAGGTGCTACTCAGCACTGAAGTTCTCGCCTGGCTTCAGGAATACGAACCTGGTAGCAGTCTGTACATTCACGGACGTCCCGGTACAGGCAAGAGCACTATTGCGCAGGAGATTCTCCGACGCCTTGTTGTCTCTCACCCATTGTCTGGTCGCTTTGTCTCAGCTGAGCGGTACCTGGAAATGCTCAAGGACCAATTTGATAATGAGAACTTGCTTCCCTCCATGTACTCAAGCCCTTACTTGATTAAGTACATCCAGGGAGTTTTTGATGTACTTGTTCTGGACGGGGTGGGTCAGGAGCGCGAAACAGAATTTGCCAACCATGAAACAGGAAGCCTTATCCGTAGGCGTTACGAGGATATGCGCACAGTTATTATCACGTCTACTCTTACAACTATGGACTTCACCCGACGTTATGGGGATCGAGTCAAGAGTGCTGTCTCAGATATGACAGAGATTAAGGTTGGCTAATGGAAAAGGGGGATATTGCCAGTGGTGGGCGAATAGGTCAGGCTTGTGTTTTTGAGGGCTTACTTGCAACCCGCCCAACAGGAGCAGCACTATTCAAAGAAAAGTTCTACGAACGCAACGGCAACTGGGATAGCGCACTTAAACTCTGGCAACCTGGAGACAAAGCTCTACGCTCTTTAAGTGATCAGTCAAATCGTTTAGGTATAGCAACCGAAGTCATCACGTTTCTTGACGCTGATGCTGTCGAGCCAATTTACAACTGGCTTCTCCGCAAGGGGATTACCTGTGCAGTCGTTTATTACGAGCGCGTTGAGGATTACGAAGTAGATCTCCGTTACAATCGCTCTGTCCATATCGTTTACGTTCCTCTTGACGAGCAAGCAAAGATACTCGGTATCCGTGCTAAGGTCGTCGACCCAACCACCATCTGGAGCTGATCGTGTCTTCAAGTGAACTTCATCTAATCTCCAAAGTAATACAGGAGAAAGACATATCAGTTCCTGTCCGTCTTGGAATAAAGCCTGACCACATGACTGGCGAGTGGGCAGACATGTGGCGATGGATGTTGGAATTCCATCGCGACCACGGAGCGGTACCAACAGAGCGTGTACTCGTTCAGGAGTACGGTGCCATCTCTCTTTACGATTCCTCTGACGAAACGTTCTCGCGTCTGTCAGAGGAAATCTTTGATGCTTACCGCAAGCGTTGCATCATGGATGCTCTTCAACCTGCCATCGAGTCTCTCAACTCAGATGATGTTTCCTCGGCAGTAGCCGCACTCTCATCAGGCTTACAGAAAGCAGCAGTTGAAACTGCTCGCCTTCGTGACGTTGACATTATCCAGAACTGGGAAAACAGACTCGTACGTTACGACGAAATGCGAAACACTCCGAACGCCCTCCGTGGTATACCAACTGGGTTTTACGGACTCGACAAAATTACTCACGGACTTCGACCCCAACAGTTCATTGTGTTCGCCGGTGAACCAAAGCGCGGTAAGTCTCTGTTTGCTTTGATCCTTGCAAACTCCGCACACACCCACGGCAAGCGTCCACTCTTCGTCTCTTTCGAAATGAGTATTGAGGAACAGGAGGCACGCTACGACTCTTTGATTTCGCGTGTTCCATACACTCGAATCCTCTCTGGTGACCTTGACAAGAAAGACATGGTAAAGATTCGAACCGCCTTGTCTATCCGTAAGAACATGCATCCTTTTGTCTTCAGTGAGGACACGTCGTCTCTGACAACTATCAGCGCACTGGCTAGCAAAGTCCGTGAGTACTCCCCTGATGTTCTATTTGTCGACGGTGTATACCTCATGGACGATGAAGAGGGTGAGGCAAAAGGCAGTCCGCAGGCTCTTACAAACATCACACGTGGTCTAAAGCGAATGGCCCAACGCTTTGATATCCCTATCGTTGCAACAACCCAGGTGCTCTCATGGAAACTCCAAAACCGAAAAACACGTGCTGTAACTGCGGACGCAATCGGTTACACCTCATCTTTTGCTCAAGACGCAGATTTGATCCTTGGTGTGGAGCGCAACCCAGACCTAGACGATCAGGCGATTATTCGTGTCGTCCTGGCGCGTACGGCACCCACTGGAGAAGTTCACGTTAAGTGGGATTGGACCACTATGGAATTCGAGGAGGTGTTCAATGATGGGTTTGACATCGATCCCTCAATCGACTGACCTCGTGTCTCTGCTTGAAGCATCAGGCGTACAGATTTCTCGGGTCAGCGACAGAGAGATTACAGGCAAGTGTCCAGTGCATATTCGCGTAGTTGGGCGCGAGGACAACTCACCTTCTTGGAGCATCAACGCCACCACTGGTTTATGGATTTGTTTTTCCTGTGGTGCTCGAGGGACTCTCTCTTACTTGTTGAGTGAGCTACTCGGTGACTCTGCTGTAAGCGCCCAGAGGTTCCTCATTAACGCTGGCATGGAACGCCTCATGCGTGTTCCAGAGGATCTTAAAAAAGAAGCACCAGTAAACCTTGAGCAGTTTTTCTCGTTTGAGCGTGTTTCAGATAAGCGTTGCTACTTCAAGTATCTTGACCCCGACGCTGTGCATCGTTATGGAGTTAGGTGGAACCGCAAGAATAAATCATGGGCCATACCGATTATCTCCCCTATGGGAAAGCTCGAGGGTTGGCAAGAGAAGCGTCGTGATTGGGTTCGCAACTTCCCAGTTGGTGTAGAGAAATCAAAGACCCTCTTTGGAATTGAACGATTCAATAGTCAAACAGCCATCCTTGTTGAGTCACCCCTCGACGTCGTTCGTTTCTCTATGGTCTTTGACCGTCCACAAGCTCTCGCCTCATTTGGGGCTCACGTGTCTGAAGACCAGATGCACATCCTTACTCATGCCGCAGACACGGTAGTTGTTGCCATGGATAACGATGAAGCAGGTATTGAATCTAGTAAGCGTTTGTACAAACGGATGTCAACCCCTCGTAGCGGACTTAGGTGGTGGAACTACTCCAACACTGAAGCCAAAGACATTGGGGACATGTCAGACGAAGAGATTAAAATCGGCTTGACTACCTCCACGGTTGTACCCCCTTGGATTGCACGTGTTTAAAGGAGAGCTTTACCCATACCAAAGCGAGTCGGTTGACCTGATGGTTGACCGTGGGGCGATGCTCCTAGGGTTGGTCATGGGTGCTGGTAAAACCGTTACAACTATTGCGGCTATCGAGCGTTTGTTTGAACTCGATGAGATCGATCAATGCCTAGTGGTTGTTCCTGCTTCCCTAAAGTACCAATGGCAGCGCGAGATAGCCAAGTTCACAGACTCGCGGTCAGTCGTTATCGACGGTCAACCTAAGGCTCGTGAAAAAGCTTGGCGTTCACTGATGTCAGTTAGGTACGTAATTGTAAATCCAGAAACGTTAGCCCGAGACCTAGAGCATTTAGCGCGTATAAACATCCAGGCGGTCGTTGTTGATGAGGCAACAATCATTAAGTCAAGGGTTAGCAAGCGGTCAAAGCTCATCAAGAAGTTGGGGCGCAAGTCCCAGTACCGTTTTGCTTTGACTGGTCAACCAATAGAGAACAGGCCTGAGGAGTTGTTCTCCATAATGGAGTTCGTAGACCCTTCAGTTCTAGGCAAGTTTGATCTTTTTGATAGGACTTTTATAGTGCGCGACCACTTTGGTAAGCCTACGCGTTACAGAAACCTCAACGTCCTTCATGAGTCAATGCAAGAATGCATGATTAGAAAGACCCGCGAGGACATAGCTGATCAACTCCCAAAAATCATCCATCAAACAATCCCGGTCCCGTTTGATCCCAAGGGTGGTTCCCTCTACCGTTTGATCTCTACTGACCTACTGAACGAGTTACAGAAAGCAATGAGTTCCCACGGAGGAGCCTTTAACTTGTGGAGACATTACAACGACCCTGCCTCCAACGAGGCACAAGGTCAGATCATGTCGCGCCTTACAGTCCTTCGTATGCTTTGCGACAACCCGCAGTTGGTTGAACTCTCAGCACGGACCTTCAATGACCCCTCACGCCCTAACCAAGGAAGTGCTTACGCAGACCTGTTGGTTAAGAAAGGGCTTACAGATGGGTTGTCTGCCACCCCTAAGCTTGACGCAGTGATCGAGTACATTCGAGAAGTGTTGGAAGAAGACGAAAAGAACAAAGTTGTTTTGTTTTCTTTTTTTAAAGAAAATCTACGTCTTATTAAAGAATCCACTAAGAGTTTAACAAATTCAGTGTTGTTTACTGGTGATATTTCTTCTGAAGAAAAAGATGTAGCCAAACAAAAATTTGGTACAGATCCAGGTACCCGACTCTTCCTATCATCAGACGCAGGCGGATATGGTGTTGATCTACCTATGGCTAACTACCTCATATCCTATGACCTGCCATGGAGCAGTGGAAAGCTAGAGCAGCGCGAAGCACGGATCATTCGGCTATCATCACAGTTCCCCCACGTAACTATTGCTACTTTCGTGATGCAGGGTAGTATCGAGGAACGCCAATACGAGATGCTCCAACAGAAGCGATCAATCAACGAAGCTTTTATCGATGGTAAGCACCACGACTTCAAAGGCGGTTTCGACATAACACTCAGCAGTTTGTCTTCATTCCTACGAGATTCAAAGGTTTAAAATGTCTGATTCAGAAAAGCCCGATGTGTACGAATTGAACCGCTTGGTCAAGGAGTACAAGTACGCCAAAGAGTTTTCAGAAAAGGCTGTTCGTCGTTCTGACGAACTCAAGATGGCGTTAGTGTCTTATGTACGCGATCACGGTAACCCGGATGATCGCGGCCACAAGTGGTTGTCTGCTGGCGATGCCCAACTAAAGCATGAACGACGCGTCAGCAAATCTTTTGATACCAGTTCTGCCACAGACTGGGCTAAATCAATTGGTATTTGGGATGAGGTCAAGGAGATCATTGAGATATTGAGTGAGGACGCAATTCTCAAATACGTGTGGGAACACCCCGAGTACCAAGATACAGTTACTGACTTCTACGCCGAACGAGAATCTTGGGCGTTCAAGGTTGTAGATCAAAAAAGCTACGACGACGAATAGAGAGAACCATGTTACTTGTTGATATCTTAACAATATGTTTTATCCTATGTTTGTTTAGCATAGGTTTTAAACTATTTGAAACAATCAGAGAAGAAGAAATCTACGAAACAGATCTCAGTATTGCTAAAGATGAGATCAGTAGTTTAAAGTCTGAGATTTCTGCTCTTACTGATTACATTGAATACCTACAAATTAAACACAACGGTCAGAAGTAATGCCTAAAGACCCATTAGATTTCTTTAATGACTTGCCAGATTTTCCTGGTCGTACGCCCCCTAAGAACAGACTTACAGCTAAGTCGGTTGATGGCAATGGGATCTTTGAAGATCGGCTTAACGGAGCTAAGCCGAAGCGTTTAAAGGTCAATGGGGTTGAGCGCGAGTTCTTCACTGTTGGTGAAGTGGCAAAAGCCTTAGGTAGGAAACCAGTAACAATAAGGATGTGGGAACTAAACGGGTGGATACCTAAAGCCCGCTATCGGACAGCCCCACCTAAGGCAGAAACAATTCCTGGAAAAACACCACGAGGACGTAGGCTTTACAGCATCGAGCAGGTAGAGTTCCTATTAACCGCGCTGTTGCGGTTCGAGATAGACGACCCAGCCAAGGCCAACTGGGACGGCTTCAGACAGCACATCAAAAACGAATGGCCCAACGATTAAGGACAAACATTATGAGCAAGTACGACGACGAAGATGAAATCATGGAAGAGGAGACAATCTCAACATCCCGCACCATGCAATTGGTAGTGGAGGACGCCGACGAGGAAGCAACTCCGGTTGCAACCGCACGCGTAATCCGACGTGGTTGGGGTGCGGCAGAAGCCGTTAAGCACGCCGACTCACCATTCGCACAGCGCCTGCGAGTTACTGAGGACCCGATTGTCATCAAGTTTATTGAGGACGAGCCTTACGCCTCCTTCCGTCAGCATTGGATTGAGCGTCAGGGACAGAAGTCCTTTACCTGTATTGCCGACATTGACCCTAAGGGTTGCCCGCTTTGTGACGCCGGTCTTCGTCCGTCGACTCGCTTTGCGTTCAACGTCATCCTTTTGAGCAACGACAGCGAGCCCTCCGTCAAGTCTTACGAGGTTGGACCTCGTGTGATTGACCAACTCAAGAATTTCCACAATGATCCCCGACAGGGACCACTCTCAAAGCACTTCTGGGCGGTTAGCCGTTCAGGAAAGGGAGCAACATCTGCAACCAACCACCAGTTGGTTAAAGACCGTGACCTTGAAGAGTGGGGTCTTGACATTTTGTCTGACGACGATTTCAAGAATCTACGGTCTAAGTCATATGGTCCTGAGATCATCCAGATCCCTAGTAGGAAAGATCTCCAGCAGATCGTTGTAGACGACCTGGACGACTGACGCCATGTCGCTTGGCACGAATGACGTGGGGGGCCATAGTGCCCCCCACGTTGTTTCTTCTATAGAAGATCTTTTAGAGATCGTTCGCGTTGTAAGTGAGATCGGTGCTTTTGCATTTGACGTTGAAACAATGGGGGTAGTTGATAGACACCCTGACGTTACGCAGTGGGTAGAAAAGGAATGGAAAGACCATACCGAGACCCTCAAACTAAAGACTGACGACATACTTGCCCGCTCCAAAGAGACGATCATCAATCGCTGGAGAGACACCCTCGCACTAGATCCTTTGCGTAACAACGTATTCTGGTTGGGTATTGCAACAGAGGGTAGGTCGTGGGCGATACCAATGGGTCACCCAAATGGTGAGGTTTTGATTCCAGCAGAGCGTGGTGACGGGTCAACCATTCCTCCTCCTGGGTACAGAAAGATTACCCCTGGCGGTAAAGAGTCGATGGCAAAGGCTAGGTACTTTAAACCAGCCACATTTGAAGAACCTCCTGAGCAGCTATCACCACATGAAGTATTCGCAACACTTGAACCATTGTTCTTTAGTGACATTGTAAAGATAGGTCATAACGTAAAGTTTGATGCAAGGTCTATTCGCAAGTACTACGGCGGAGAATTACCCACATCCCCATTTCTTGACACCATGATTATGCAACACGTGGTAAACGAGAACCTTTCCGAGTACAGCCTCGACGGATTGATCGCTCATAACTTTGACAGCCACTCGGCGTACTACCGGGATGGGAAGCTTGGCAAAATCATTACCGAAGTCCCTTTCTCGAAAGCAGTTAGGTATGTACACCTAGACGTACGATGGACGTGGCTTCTATATAAGAAACTATATAAAAAGATAATAGTTGTACCAGAGCTACTATCTTGTTTGCGTCAAGACATGGATGTTCTTCGTGTGTTAATGGACATGGAAGACGCTGGAATTCCTGTTAACAAAAGCTCCATGTCAATGCTTGGCAAGTCTCTTGAAAAGCGGCTTAATGAGTTGCTCGTAGGGATGATGGATTATGCGCCACCTGGGTTTAACCCAGATAGCCCTAAACATAAACAACAGCTTCTTTTTAATAAGAAGCGTGAAGGTGGCCTTGCCCTGCGGCCCTCCAAACTCACTCCCAAAGGAGCGGCATCGGTAGATGAGGAGACCTTAAGAAGGTTAGAAACAAAGCATCCAATTGTTCCCATGCTTATTGAGTGGTCAGAGACCAAGAAGCTTGCGTCAACCTACGTTGACGGATTGCTACCTAAGCTTGTTAACAACCGACTCCATCCTTCTTTCCATCTCCACCGCACCGCCACTGGTCGACTATCCTCTAGCAATCCCAATTTGCAGAACATCCCTAGAGAGAGCACAGTCCGAGGCCTTTTCGTAGCACCCCCTGGTTATCAACTTTTAGTTGCTGACTACGACCAGATTGAACTTCGAGTTATGTGTATGTTCTCTCACGACCCAAAGATGAGCGAGTTCTTCTTGAGTGGTGAGGATATCCACGCCGGTGCTGCGGCATTGGTACTAAGTAAACCAATTGAAGAGGTCACCGATGATGAACGCCAGTTGGGCAAAGGGGTTAACTTTCTAACTGCTTATGGGGGTGGTGCTCAAAAGTTGGCCCGCACCACAGGGATCGACGAGACACACGCAAGGTATGTCATTGATAGGTACTACCAGCAGTTTTCCGGTATTACAAAATGGAAACAAGAAGTTATTGCGTATGGAAGATCAAAGGGGTATGTCAAGACAATGTCAGGCAGGAGGCGACATCTTTCTGATTTGACATCTTCTGATACCCAATTACGCGCTCGAGCCGAGCGTCAGGCTGTCAACGCAGTAGTTCAAGGTTCTGCCGCAGATATCTGCAAACAGGCTATGATAAATGTGTATAATAAATTTCAACCTTATAAGGCAAGGATTCTAGTTCAAGTTCATGACGAGCTCGTAGCAATGGTAAAAGATGATCAGGTTGATGAGTTGCAGAATATGCTGATTGACGCAATGGGCGATGGCACTTCATATGAAGGTATACCCTTAAAGGTGTCCTGCCACTCAGCTGGAAGCTGGGCGGAGGCCAAAGGAAAGTGATCTCCTGCATGACCCCAGTCGATAAGCGCAATTTTTATCTCGCATTGTCTATAATTGAGGGTCAGCGTATTGCCTCTTCCGCTGGGTTTTCAATCCCTTCTCAGGATGTCCAGGAGAGCGAAATCATGGACACAATGAGAAAATGGTTAATTTTAACTGCCTTGGGTATATTTGATAATGTAAAAGAGT